CCCTGTGGTAGACGGGTGAAGGAGGCCCGCGGCATTCCGGATGGCTAGTCCTGCCGGACGGACTGGGAGCAACGGGCCTTTCCGGAGGCAGACGAATAGGCCCGGCTCTCACCGGACCTTTCGTCTATTCGCAGGGCTTGAACGTGAGTGTGGCTGCCCACTCCTGGGCGCGCCGTTGCATCTCGGCTAGCTCCTCCGGTGTCGGACGGGCCTCCCACTCGCCCGTCTCGGGCAGGTAGTAGCCGACGTCGCACTCCGGGGTGGAGCACTTCCACCACCACCGGCCTTGCTCGTCGCCGACCTTGGGACGGCCTGCCTGACCGCAGTGAGGACACGGTTGGTCATCGACCACCTCGATCCTCACCGGAACGGCCACCACTGGCGACGGTTCTTCTTGATCAGCTCGTGGATGAGGTCGTCGGCCGCACGGCCTGCCTCCTCCAGAGACTCCCTGACGAGACGGCTAGCCTCGCTTGCTGCGTTGTCGTCCCGCTGACGGGGTACGATGGAACGGGTGGTCATCACTACTCCTCTCTAGCCCGGCAACTTACCGGCCCGGGGATACGGAGGCCTTTCGGCCCCCGCTCCCCGAGTCGGTCAGCTGTCCTCGCGGATGAGATCCATGATCTCGTCGAGGTTCGCCGACTGGCGCTCGCTCCGGTTGATGAAGGCCTTGACGAATCGCACGGCCTCCTCGACTGGAACGAGGTCCTGCTCGCCGACGCGCTCCGTGCGGATCTTCGTCGACTTGTTGTACATCCGCTGCGAGGGGATCGGGTCCCCGTCGTAGCCGCTCTCCTTCAGCGCCTCGTTGAGGACAACGCTGACCTGGTAGCGGGTAAGGTGTGTAAGCATGGTTCTTGTTTCCTTTCTCCGATCGCGATTTGCGATCTTCTACTTATAAGTATATAGCAGCACCCCCCGGTGATAGCCAGAGCCAAATGGCTTATTTTAATACACGTGACTTGGGTGGAATTCTGAACCCCGGGGTGCCCGGGACCCTTCGCTCGTAACGAAATTCTGTAAACCGGCTGGCCGTTGGAAAAATTTCATGTATACCTTCTTGTCCTGTTCGGGCGAATGTAGGAAAACACCGTGACTTCCAGAGGGGATTCATATATACTATATAATATGATGGGAAGTTCATGTAAGGAGGTGTTAGCATGGATAGTGTGAAGATCCCCAACAAGGAGTGGGATCCGCAGGCTCTGATCGAAGACCTGAAGTTCGAACTCGCCTTCGACGCCAACAACGCTGCGTCCGCTACCGCTCGCTTGCTTCGTGAGACAGCGACTCCCGCCGCCCAGTCGATATCACACCTGGCGATGTACGCAGGCAACGAGAAGGTCCGCCTGGAAGCGGCCAAGTTCATCGTTGACCGTACGTTGCAGCAAGCGTTGGACCACGACCTCAAGATGCAGCAGGCCCAGATCACGTTGGTCGGTCAAGTGATCTACGCTGTCATCCGCTCACTGGGGTTGCGCTACGGCTTCGACCCGGACAGCCCGGAGGTCAAGCAAGTCGCGTACGAGAAGATCCTGGAGCTCGCTTCGGTGTCCGGTGATGACGCTGACGGTGAACATCCAGCTTGACAAGTAGAAGGGGAGGGCGGTAGATGGCAGGTGGCGCAGCGAATCCAAACTGGAACGGGACACTTGCGGCAGCTACGATCGACACGGTCACGCTCGCAGCGGGCCCCAACGTGTACGAGATCGTCAATGTCGACGGGACCTCGCGCATCGACTACACCCTCGACGGTTCCGCCCCGGTTGTTGGAGGAAACACCAAGTCCCGCGTGCTCCCGGCCGTACCGTTTATCGACGTAGTGAACGTCAAGAGCGATGGCTCGACCGTGATCAAGTTGATCTCAGCCGGCACGCCCAAGTACGCAATCCAGGCGCAAGCCGGACCGGAGGTGTGACATGAGCACAGTCAAGCAGCTCTACGGGAACAACAACCAGGCCATCGCGTGCACCCTAACGTCCCTCGCGAATGCGGGTGGTGCGAACGGTGCAGGTCGTTCTTCGGTGGCGATCGACAACACGGTGAACCTGTTCCTCGACGCCCTGGTCCAGGTGAAGATCAAGACCTCGGCATCGGCTCTTGCGAACGACAAAGCGGTCTACGTGTACGCCTACGGCACCTCGGATGGTGGGACGGACTACACCGACGGCATCACGAGTGCTGACGCTGCGTTCACCGCGACGAACCCACCCAACCTTCGCTTGATAGGTGTCATCAATGCGGTGGCCGTCAGTACTCCGTACGTGGGTGGACCATGGTCAGTCGCAGCCGCGTTCGGTGGTGTGCTCCCGGATCACTGGGGCATCTTCGTTGTGAACTTCACCGGGCAGGCTCTCGACGCTGCCGTTGGCTCAGCCTGGTATCAGGGCGTGCAAGCGACCGTCGCCTAATGTCCGTACTGATCAGGCCGAAGCGCTGGAGCGACCAGAAGCCACCTGTCGCAATAGTCAACCGCAACCACCCGTTGGCTCTCGGCCTTGCGAATGCCTTGCTGCTCAGTGAACTCGGCGGACTTGCACCGTACGACTCGATGCAAAACAAGGCCGCAACCATGACCTACGGACCGGGCAATCCTGCTTGGGGACCGGAAGGCCTTACGTTCCACGGCTTGGCGAGTGGTACGGTTCCAGAGCAGGTGAACTCCGACCCGGGTCTCGGTCAGTCATCCGTAGGGACTGGACCGATGACGATGCTCGCGTGTGTGAAGATCGGTGCGAACGCTACGGGCGCTGTCATTGGTCTCGAGAACGGTGACGTAGCTACCAACCCTTCGGCTAACGTTCGTGGCGTTCAACTTGGTATCGGTGCCGCAACCGGCTTCTCACCAAACACGAACACTGGTACATTCCTGACCTCGCTCAACGAGGACGTGGCGTGGCAACTACCAGGTAGTGCGATCTCGCTCCCTGTCGGCCAGTGGACACAGATCGCCTTGGTGTTCCCTGGATTCAGTGCGACGGCCAGTTTCTACGTGAACGGACTGCTGAAGGGAACCACAAACTTTGGTGGTCCTGCGGCCGGTGAAGGCACACCTATGCGGTTCATGGTCGGTGGTTACTTCGTAGCCAACGGTAGTAGCAGCCGGGTGTTTGTAGGTCAGATCAAGTACGCTTACCGTTGGAACCGTATCCTCTCGCCTGGTGAGATGCTCGCGTTGGCTGTCGAGCCGTACGCGTTCTTCGAACCGCAGAACCAGACGCCTCCAGTGCCTTTCGTTGCTGCGCCTGCAGGCGGAAGCGGCCTCTGGCTGTCGAAGTCCCGGCGTTCGAACGTCACGAGGAAAGTAGCATGACGCCGTCAGCTGACGCAATGCTCCTCGCAGGAGTCGCCAAGGATTGGTTCGACCCCACCGACACTCATGTGAACTGGCCTGCAAAGCGGTGCAAGGTTCACATGACCAACGATCAGAATCGGATTCGTGCCTCGGTTCGGCGGAATCGTTACACCGCTGTTGTGTCTGCTCACGACCTCGGCAAAAGCTTCATGGCGTCCCTCATGGCATGTGAGTGGATTGACACCCATGAACTTGGCGAAGCTTTCGTCGTCACGACTGCTCCCACCTCTCCCCAGGTCACCGCAGTCATCTGGCGTGAGATCGAAGACATCCACAGAGTGCATGGCCTCCCTGGCCGTATTATTATGGGGAGGATTCCTGAGTGGAAGATCGGAGCTCAGCAAGTCGGTTACGGTCGTAAGCCGTCTGACTACGATGACTCCGGCTTCCAGGGCATCCACGAGACGTACATCCTGATCATTGTCGACGAGGCGGAAGGCATCCCGGAGCAGCTTTGGGAAGCGATCGACGCTCTCGCGACTAACGTCAACGCTCGTGTGCTTGCAATCGGAAACCCTGGCGACCCGAACTGTCACTTCCGGAAGATCTGTCAGCCAGGTGGTATCTGGAACGTCATCCACCTTGACGGTCTCCTGTCCCCGAACTTCAGTGAAGACGAGGTCAAGGCAGCATCGAACAAGCGGAACGATGACGGGAACTTGATCACTGGGAACCTCTACCAGTACATGGTTGACAACGGGATTCCGTTCTCAACGGAGAAGGTACCCTACGAGTTGCAAGTCAATCTGCTCTCCCCTCTCTGGGTCGCAGAGCGGATGGTCAAGTACAACATCACGAAGCGTGAGGACGATACTTGGACCACAGACCCTCGCTGGGATGCTCGTGTTCGCGGACGCTGGAGCGACTTGGATGTCTCCGGTGTCATCCCTCGAGCTTGGGTCCTCAAGGCAGTCGAGCGTTGGAAGGACTGGCAATCATCCGGCCTCCCTGTGGAAAAGCTCGTAGGGGGCCGCGCGTTTGGTGTTGACGTTGCAGGCGAAGGTGACGACGAGACTTGCGTAAGCGAGCGTGTCGGGTACACTTGTCTGTACGTCGAACGAGAAGGGATGGGAAATGATACTCAAACTCCTGCTCACAGGGTTTCTGCTCGTTTGCGCGAGCGTGGGGGTCATGCAGTCGTTGATTACACAGGTCAAGGTCAAGGTACTGCGGATCGCCTCATAGAGGAAGGGTACGAGACGATCAAGTTCATTGGCCAAGGTAAGGCTGATGCATCTGACTCCTCTGGTGAGTACACGTTCGTGAACATTCGGTCCGCTGCGCATTGGCATATGCGCGAGCTGCTTGACCCGTCGAACGGTCTTGAGATGATGCTCCCTGACGACGAGATGTTGATCTCCGACCTTACGGCTCCACGTTATACGATCCGTACAGGTGCGAAGATTGCGGTCGAGGAGAAGAAGGACACCAAGAAGCGTTTGGGTCATTCGCCTGACACCGGTGACTCCGTGATCATGTGCTTCTGGATGACGAGCCTTGGCATTGGTGGTTCGTTCGTTACCAAGTACACCGATGCTTCGGAACTCGTTCGACAGTACGGTGCGCCTACACGTGAGCCGACAGGAGCAACGTTGGCTCGTATCTCGGCGTTCGATGAGCTCGAGTCTATTGGTAGTATGAGTGAGCCTAGTTGGGATTGGGAATGACTGACGTCTCTACTACCAACGGACACGTACCGCCTCCTGAGACCGACAAGGAAGTCGGAACAGAACTCGACTTCTACATTCAGGGTGATAGCCTCTTCGAGGTCCCGGGTGTAACAACCTCTGGTGAGGGCCTTGTCTACGAGCTACGTACACCAAATGTGCAGCAGCTCAAGGAGATGCTGGACCGCGACGGCCGAGCAAAGTCCCTCGAGCAGTGTCTCGTGATGCCCATCGCGGGCGCTACTTGGAAGCTCGAAGGTGATGACCAAGACATCGTTGATTGGGTCGACAACGCTCTTCGTACCGCTACGATTGACGGTGGTATGGAGACTCCGATGTCAGATGTCATTGCGCAGAAGGCTGAAGCGTTGGTCTTCCGTACTAGCTTCCATGAGAAGGTCATCAAGACTTCGAGTGAGGGCAAGTACGTCTACAGCAAGATCGCCTGGCGTCCTAGTGAGACGTGCCAGTTGCTTCGTGACAAGCGCTCAGGAAAGCTTCACGGGTTCGCGCAATGGGCTCCTGACCCTGACGATCCTCAGGCGTTGTATGCGTCGAAGCAGATCCCCATTCGTACGCCGTACGCGGACGTGTTCATTCACGGCATGCGACGAGACCCCGTACGCGGTATTTCGGACCTTACCGTTACGTACCACAACTATCGGAACAAGGAGAAGCTCAAGTACCTCTGGTTCACGTACCTCGAAGTGCTCTCCTTGCCTCGCCAGATCGCCTTGGGATCGACGCCTGAGGAAGCCAAAAAGACGGCTGAGGCCATTGCAGGTCTGAAAAACGCTGGTGTTGCAGGCATTCCACGCTCGTGGGTTGGTTCACCTGACAACATCAAGACTCTTGAAGTGGGCGGTGGAGGTGCAAACGAGTTCATGGATGCGATTTCGTATCTGGACTCCGATTCCGCCCTTTCTCTTCTGGCTGGATTCAGCGAGCTGCCTGCACGGGCCATGGGTTCGGGATCGTCGCACGGACCGCTCGGGTCCTACGCTCTCGCAGAATCCAGCCAGAACTTCTTTATCGACATGCTCGATTCGTACACAGCAGAGCTCGATGCACAGATCACGAACAACTTGATTGCTGACCTTGTGCGTTGGAACTTCGGTACGAAGGCGCTTGTGCCGAAGTTCCGTCTCGATCTCGAAGAGCAAGCCATCCAAGCAGCAATGAACATGATGGATCTTCTGCTCACATCACCTGTTCCAACCAACGTCCCCTTCGAGTTCGTGAAGGAACTCGTCCTCGTTGTTGCAAAACAGCTTGGGATGGATGTCGATACCATTGCGAAGGCCATCAATGAGCAGGGGAAGGCCAACAAGGCACAGGCAACGACAGCACAAGCGGCAGGCAATTCTGATCTGCAAGCCGCTTTGGACGTTGGTACAAAGGTCGCTCAGTCGGCGCAGGGAAACGGCACAGCAGCTCAGGGATTGGTTGAGCAGCAATGAGTCCGGGGGGATCGCATGCTAACCAGCCGATATCTGTCAGTCCCCACGAGATCGGAAGGGTCGTGGATTTGTTGTCTGCAACTGTGCCGACTGAGCTAACACCAACTGCAGTTGCAAAGGTGATCGGTCCGCCTGTCACTGCTGAGATCGTGCAAACGTTGCTTCGTCGTAATGGGTTTGCGAGGGATCCGAGGAAGGTCGCGCAGCTGATCATAGACGCCAAGACGCGTGGAGCAGAACTTCAGCGTCGTCGACAAGTACAGGAGAGGGTTGATGTCTCGAATCGCTGGTAGAAGGGGAAGGTCAGCACCGTCACATGCGCCTTCGTTGTTGCTCACACGTTTCGCTGCTGAGCCGACAACGCCGCCTCCAACGGGTGACGTGTCGAGCAACATCACCGCATGGGGGATGTTGATGAACGACAGCCTTCCTTGTTGCGGTGCGTCCATGATTGAGCACGGTCGGATGGCGAAGGCTGCGCTCGGGAGCTCCAATGGCGTTGGAAACTTCCCTGCATCGTTCCATTTGCCGTCGGATACCAACACTCAGGACTGGTACGCGGCCCTACAGACGTTCATGGGCGTCGTACCTCCTCTCCCTGGCAATGGTGTTGACAACTTGACGATGCTCAAGTGGCTGTACGACGCTACAGGCGGTCTACTTCCGAAGGGTGATGACGTCGAAGAGTGGGCATTTGCGGAGCTAAATGCCACCAACCCTGACGCCATCAGGGCTGCAATGCTCAACTTCAGAGGTGTGCTCGTCGGGTGCTCGCTTACAGACCAGGCCGAGAACGAGTTCAACAACTCGCAGCCATGGGAAGTCACCCCGCAAGAGCAGCCTGACCCGTCGATGGGACACGATATCCTGCTCGTTGCGTACGACCAGCTTAGTTACAAGTTCGTTACATGGGGTGCGACCCAGCTAGCCCTCGTCGATTGGGAGCTGGGCGAAGTCCAGGCTGGCGATCTCGAGGCGTGGGTGTTTATCACCCAAGAGGACGCAGACCGGAACGGCGTCGACATGCAAGCTCTGAAGGCTGAAATTCTAGCGCTGGGCGGCACCCAGGATGTTCCACCTGGGCCAGCGCCTGATGCCCCGCCACCGCAACCGGGGCCCGCTCCTCAGCCTTCACCCGCACCACCGGCTCCGCTGCCGGACACCCCTCCCGCTCCGGGGCCGGTGGTGCAATTCTTTGGCGAACTGTCTAAGGACCTCAAGGCCCTTGTGTACAAGATCGACTGCTTTGTGGAGGACAACTCGTAGTGCGTATTGCGATCGACTCGATCACGGGACTTGGCGTCCTCAAGGGCCTTCAGGATCATCCTGAAGCAACTGTCGTCATGGGTTACGACGACGGCAATTGGCCTGACGCTGACACGTTGGTCAAGTTGGTTGGCAATCGAACCGTGATTCGTATCACAACGAACCCGAACGACAACGAGGGCGACATGCTTGACGTCGAGAAGGGCGATGCGAATCCAGTCGATGCTCCGGGTTGGTCCACACGTCGTCGCGTAGCAGGTCATATTGGTCCGCTGAGTTACTTCCCAGACTCATGGCGCTCGCAAGTTACGCAGGCGTTCGTTGACCAGAAGGTTCCACAGGGTGGGCTATTCGCAGCAGCATACCCTGGAAAGGGTGCTGTGCTCCAGGAACCAGGCGACGCTGGTCACCAGTACGACTCGAACAACGACTATGACATCTCTGTCGTGGTCGATTACCTTCCGGGCATCGACCCGGCACCAGTACCTACACAGGAGGGCGAAGTGGCCGTATCAGCAACGTTTCCATGGAACACGCAGTTGCATGGAGCTCAGGTTAGTGATAACGAGCTCTGGCACAAGTGGGGGATCGGAACACCTTCGCCCGACAACGAGGGACTGAACCAGTTCGCGCCTGAGCCGGTGAGCTTCCCGGATCAGAAGCCGCGCGTTGCGATCGTCAACGGTGCCTCGCTTGGTGCCGACTTCGAACCGAAGCTGTACCTGACCATTGCAGTCGAGGACTCCAACAAGGTCTACTGGGTCTTCGCGCAAGCCGCCGGCGACAGCAAGTGGCAGGTCTGGAAGCTGTCATGAAGTCCCAAGTCATCGAGAACGTCACGCCGCTCATAGCGAATGCGTCTTACGTAAGTGGGACGCGTGACATGATGACTGTTGCTTCCGACTTCGGTATCTCGATTTCGTTCTTCAACGTTGAGGTCGATTCAGACCAAGCGGGAACGATTGAGATCGACGAGTCGACAGACCAGATCGTTTGGACTCAGCTACTGGCTCCTGAAGGCTACGTAGCCGACACAGGGATCTTGCATGTGACTGCTCAACCAAACGAGCGGTACGTGCGAGCGAAGTACACCAACAGTGTGAGTGCGCAGACGCGCTTCACGATGACAACGGGAGTGAACAGCTCCTAAGGAGGAATGGATATGGACCTGGTTCCTATTCACCTGTATCAGGGCGATCCGACGACGTCGGAAGCTGCTCTGTACACGGTGCCAGACAACTGGGGAAAGGTTGTTGATGTCGACAGCATCCTCGTGTGCAACACGTCGGGCTCGGCAGCGACGGTCACCCTCGAGCTCGTCCGCAAGGGCGGCTCAGCAGGCACGGGGAACATCTTCCTCGACGCCACGAGTGAGGCGACGCTTACGACAGCACAGTTGCTGCCGGCAGGGACGCACATCGCCTTGAACCCGGGAGACGCGATCTACTCGGCAGAGGGCACGTCGAACGCGATCAACGTCGAGATCGACGGCAAGACGCCGGTAACAGGCGGCTGAGATGCTTCCCCTGTCCTTGACTGCAGAGACTGCGACAGCTTCGACGGTTCCTGAACCGTTCGGGAAGCCGTCAGGCCCTGGTCTCTGGCATGTTAAGGGTATGGAGCTTCCTGCATACATTCAACACGTTGCACACGACTTGCTGGATAAGGGTCACGCGAAGGACGTTTCTCAAGCCATTCAAATGGCAGTTGGAATCGTTCGCAAGTGGTCCCGAGCCCAGACAGTTGGGAACGAACGGGGGCACATTCACCCAGACGTTAAGGCAGCGGCCGTAAAGGCTATGGCTGAATGGGATGCAAAGCGTGCAAGAGCACATACACAACACGCATCACACGAACATACGGGAGGTACGCATATGGAATCAGTTGACCTTGCCAGGCAACGCAAGGTCGGTCCTCAACCTTCGGGTGCAGCTCGTCAGTACGAGACAGGACGCAAGACGCAAGGTGAAGCGGGGCATCCGGCCCCAGAAGCTGGAAAGCCGGTCAAGGAGGCAGGTAACACTGGCTCTGAGACGTTGGACCAGCAAGCGCAGGCGACAGCCGTAGCAAGCAAGACACGGCTCATTGGTCACTTGAGGAACGTACACCGTCTCTCAGGTAGCCACGAGCACATGGACTTGAATGCGCTTCAGGACCTTCACACTCGTGACCACGCGTCAGGTGAGATCATGCCTCACACGCACCCGCCGGGTCTTGAACCTCGGCCCCGGAAGAAGGCGCAACCCGTTTCGATGGCGAACACCATCGGCACGCAGATGCGCTTCAATGCCTGGGGAGGTCGACTGGACCTTGCAACGAGTACCGTCTCTGCCAGGGATGGTGTTCGGACCGTGAGCCAGAACCACTCGCATGGTGGCTCGAAGGTCAAGGTGAAGGGCAAGTACATGGGCTTCAAGGAACTTGTCAAGAAGTTGATGACGGAAGGCAAGTCCAAGGAGGAGGCCATGTCCATCGCCGCCGACATCGGTCGCAAGAAGTATGGAGGCAAGGCCTTCCAGGCTGCTGCGGCCCAAAGCAGGAAGATGGGGATGGTATGACTGTCCTTCTGAGCCCCATCAACCAGCGGAAGCCAATTGAGCTTTCGTCCACACTGTTCCGGAAGCAGATCTTGCCTCTGGGCTCGATTCAGTACAAAGGTCGGACACTGAAGTTCGACAAGAACTACTTGACCGAGCTGGCCAAGAACTTCCGGGAGGGTGCGTACGACTCAGTTCCGTTCCAGCTGGCGGATGAGAACAACACTCACACCATGGACCCGAAGCAGTTCGGCGGAGTGGTAAAGGCCCTTGAGCTGACGAAGAGCGGGCTCGACATGCTTGTCGACCTCACTCCTCAGACAGCCGATCTGGTCCGCAAGAACAATCGGTTCGGTGTGAGCACGCAGATCCTGGAGAGCTATACCCGAGAGGCAGACAGCAAGCCCTTCGGGAAGGTTGTCCGCCACGTTCTGGGCACATTCGATCCTCGCGTCGCGGGGATGGGTGCCTGGCAAGAGGTGTCATTGTCGGAGGAGTACGAAGACGACGACGACATCATCGATGCAACTCAAGAGGAGGTAACCGCCTTGAGCGACACAGCAACGCAAGGTGGCACCGGTGGAGGTCGCAACCGTACCTCCTCGGAGCCCGATAAGAGTGGGGGAGGTGACACCCACCGACCGCGCGGCACAAGCCACGATCCTCAGCCAGTCATGGATCTGGACGACCTCGAGTTCACGGACGAGGACCTTGAAGGTCTCGAGTCCGGCGAGCTGGAGGGCGCAGGATCAGGTACTCGTTCGTTGAGCAACTCATCGACCGACCCTGTGGACTTGCAGAACGCGGCCGACGACGCGAACCTGCGTCGCATCGAGAACCTCGAGATTTCGTTGGCGAACGAGCGTTTCGCCAATGAGGCCCGAAGGTTCGCGGACCAGGGTATCCCACCCGCAATCGTTGAGCTTTGCCGACCGATCCTGACTCTGCCTCAGGCCCCGGTGATCGACCTGTCAAATGGCGATCACATCGACGTGGGTCAGATCCTTCGGTCCGTACTCGACGAGTGCTCCGGCTTCGTCAACCTCGGACAGGAGAACGGTTGGTTCGATCCGACGGCCGACGACGAGCAGCGTGAGGAAGACGTCCTCGACGCATTGAGGAGCCTCTAATGCCAGGTGCTGTTCCAGCATTTGTACACGGCCCAGTCACATTCGTCACCAATGCCAACGCGGTAATCGTCGGCGGTCAGCTGGTCGAGTCGGACGGTGGTACGCCCGCACTCATCCGTCCAGCTGGCGCAGGCTCCGCCACGTGTGTCGGTGTTGCGACGAACGACTCGGTCGGAGTCAGCGTCAGCCAGGTGCCAACGGTTCCTGGCACGGATTCGCCAGTTGTCAACATCTCGATCCTCGATCAGTACAACGCGATCGCGATGCATGGCGTCTGGCGTCTCACGTACGCTGCGGCTGCTACCTTCGGGCAGCGGCTGAAGTGTGCGGCCAATGGGCAGGTGACGCCATGGGTCTCGGGGACAGACAACCCCGAACTCATCGTCGGCATCTGCTACGAGTCCGCTGGCGTCTCTGGCGCTGGCATCGTCGGTCTGACCCGCCTCGCGGGTCTCGGATCATAGGAGGAGGTGAATAGTGAGCACAGTTCTATACCCAATCGTTTCTTCACGTGACGGCGTAAGGATAACAGTCAACGACTTGATCAAGACTCCAAAGGCAATCCCCAGGCGCATCCTGGAGATCGCCAAGAACCAGTTCGTTGCTGACTCCGTTCTCCGTAACGCGGGGCAGAACGACTCTGGTGTTGTTGAGTTCCGTGAGAGCACACCGCTCTTCGCGAACCAGGGCGCATCGATCAGAACGGAGTTCGGCGAGTACCAGGTTGTCACTACGAGTGACGGTATCCCGTCGGTTGTCTCCGTTGTTGACCGTGGGTTGTCTCTGATCATCTCCGACGAGATGCGTCGTCGGAACAAGATCGACAGAGTCAACCAGCAGATCGTCCAGATCACCAACACGATGCGTCGTGACTGGGACTCGGCCTTCATGGCCCTGTTCCTGAACAACGCGAGCGTCCCAACGTTTGCCGTCTCGACTCCGTGGTCCACATCCACGGTCATTCGGAACGACATCCTGAAGGGCCAGAAGTTGGTCAACAACGCCGTGACGGGAGCTCAGGCCCAGAACTTCCTCGAGTTCCAAGCGGACACGATGGTGATCACGGAGACGTCGAAGTTTGACATCCTCCAGAGCGCCGCGTTCCAGAACATCTACCAGGGCAACCTGGCGGACAAGAACCTGCAGTACACGGGTCTCTTGCCCCAGAAGATCCTGAACCTGGATGTCCTGGTTGTGAAGTCCGGTGGAGCTCTTCCGGACGGCACTGCGCTGATCATGGAGCGCGGGACTGTCGGCTTCATCTCCGACGAGGAACGACTCCAGTCCACACCGCTGTACTTCAAGCAGGAGAACCGCTCGTGGCGCAGCGACACCAACCGTGCGTCTGCTATGGGGCTCGACCAGCCTCTGGCGGCCGTCATCTTGACAGGAGTGTGAGCTATGGCTCTTGCTGACAAGGAATACGAGGTTGTAGCCAACCTCCTGGACCGTGTCGACCACTCCGGTGGTTACCGAGACGACGGTTCACCCAAGCGTCGCCCGATCGAGCATCGGAAGGGCGAGAAGGTCACGTTCGACGGTTACGAGGACGACGACGTTCAGCGGTTGCTGGACCTCGGCGTCATCAAGCCGGCGGATGAGGAGTCGGACGAAGGGACTGAGGACGAGGAGCCTGAGGGCGACGGATCCGAGGGAGACGAGTCCGGCGGAGAGAAGAAGGAAGGAGGTGCTCCGCCGCTTCCACCCGTGAAGTAGGCGTCAATAGTCCTAGGACTAGTAACAGTATTCAACCACAACCAAGGAGAAATGACATGGCTGCTCGTCGTCGCTCAAGCGGCAAGACGGTTCACGTGCACATCCACCACCACAAGGCGGGCGGTGCGCGCAAGCGCACGAGCACCCGTCGGCGTGGTCGTCGGCGGATGCGGTAGCACACAAAACGTCGGGGGAGGGACTCACCGGTCTTTGAGTCCCTCCCCTGGCCCATACAAGGGGAAATAATGGCGTATTGTGGTGCAACAGACATTCGTAGAGCGTTGACAGGAAGCTCGCAGGCTGGTAGAGACCCTGTTGCTGACCCTACAAACACGGCAGCTGACCTCGATGACGAGGCGTTGAACGACTCTGCCGCAGAAGCCAGTGCTATCGTCGACTCTTACATCGATGGACCATACGATGTAACGGTGGACGATATCCCTGACATCATCAAGTACTGGACGCGAGACATTGCGTCCTACTATGCAACACTAGTTTGGCGTAAGGGAAAGGCTCCCGCGCCAGACAATCCGGTGACCCTTAGGTTCCAAAATGCTGTTGAGATGCTTAAGGGCGTTGCTTCTGGGGAGATCACGCTCGATGGACCAGGAAATGTCGACGACCAGCCTACGCTCGTTGGATCAGCGCTCCAGGTGCCCAACATTCCACAGGGACTGTTCCCGCCTCACGACTTCGACCTGACAGGACGATGGGAAGGTGGTAGCGGAAGTTGGCCACTACACTTCGCTCTGGGTCGTGTCTTCTTCTCTGAAGAAGACGCTGAGGACGCCTGATGCCCGGCGGCGACTTTGATCTTCGAATGGACGAGCTACTTCACAAGGTTGGTCTTGGCGAATACACTATCGCGGTGGAGTTCGACCAGGCGTACGCTCATAGGCAGCATGAAGACATGACTCTGCTACACGAGCATGGTGGCGGTCCGCAGTTCCTTCGTCGTGCTCTGTATGAAGACGAAGCAGAGTACATGACCATCTTGTCTGAAGGTGTGCTTACTGACCTTAAGACGGCGACGTTTGTTGTTGCTGAGCACTTTGCAGCCAATGCTTCGCGTCGTGCACCGAAGCGTTCTGGTGGCTTAGCGGACAGCGATCACCCTACGGTGACGCACAACGGTGATGTGATCTACGACCGTCCACCTCGCATGCGTCGGCGTTCGCCTGAAGAGATCGAAGTGATGAACAAGATGCTACAGGATCCGGAACACTACTACGGTCCCTGGCCTCCTCCGATTGGTTTCACGGAGAGCCATTTGAGGGAACGGGGAATCGGGTTCTGATGCTCAACTACGTCGACGTAAAGGACGTTGTTGAAGCGTTCCTCACAGCTGCCAACTGGAAGCCAATGCCGTTCTTTGACCCTGGACCAGGCACAGACGTAGTTGTTCAAGACAAGTCGCCTGACACAATGGTCATCATCACTCTGACGCCTGGTGCCGGTCTCGACTCCGAGGAGTTGTTTGACCGAGCTGGGATCCAGATCCGCACTATCGGTCCGCAAGAGGACTACGACACTGCGGAAAAGCTTGCACAGATAGTTGACAGAGCGCTTATTGCTATTGATCATTCACAAAACCTTAATGGCAAACGAGTGCTGTCGGTTGTTCGTGCAGGAGGAGCTCCGGCTCTAATGCCGATTGACAACGGCGACAGGTATCATTTCACGTGCAATTACATTTGGGAGGTGCAATACTAGTGACAGACGAAGCCGAAGGGACCACGGAGGTCGAGCAGACCCAGACGTGGCCTCCTCAGGATGAGGCAGGACAAGAGGAGTCGGAGACAGGAGTGAAGCTCCGCGTCGCCGGCTTGCCGTACATGGAGTCGTTCACGATGGGCGACACCACGATCACTCGACACGGGACCGTCGTAAGCGAGGAGCAGGCCCAAGAGCTCATCGCAGCGGCGAACACCGCTGGGTACACCCTGGAGGTGGTGCCTCAATGATTGGTGACCTTTACGACGCGAACAACGTCGTTGTTGGACAAGCAGCGTGCATGGTCGCACCCAAGAACACGCCGCTGCCGGCCTTCACCGCCACTGTTCCGAGTCAGACCGACCCGTTCGATCTGACGCCATGGACGTACGCGCAGGTCAAGGCGTCAGCAGCAATCACTGCTGGCACGTACACCCTGACGTACACGTTCCAAGGTACGGCCTACACGACCGCAGCGAACAACTGGAACGACGCAGCGAACCTGGTCGCAGCAAAGATCCTGGCGGCGCTTGCGCCTTTGGGTATCACCGCTGCCCAGATCTTTGTGTCAGGTGGCCCTCCAGACGCGACGACGACTCCGTTGAACATCACGCTCGACGAAGCCTTCCTCGGCGGTACGTGGACGCTCACACCAACAGGGATCACAGGCGGTGTGCTGTCGATCACCAACCCGATCTGGACTCCTGTCGGTGCTACCGACCAGGGCTGGACTTGGGCAGCTGCCAAGACGCTGCAGGACATCACGATTGAAGAGCAGTCGACTTTGATCGCTCGTCTTGTGACGAGTCAGCAGTTCTCGGTGACCGCAGCGTTGTCTGAGGACATCTCGCGGACGCTCGCGATGGTGTACAACATGACGACAGCCTTCACCGCAGCGTCAGCCTCGAACCCCGCGTACGAGACCCTGACGTTGACGGACGCCGTCATCCAGTACGCTGTGACTTTGATCATGGCGAACGCGCAGGGCTTCTCTCGGTGGTTGTACATCCCCGAGGCAACATGTCTGGACAACGTGAGCACACCGCTCCGTCGAGCTGCTGCCAAGCGTATCTACGCCGCACAGTTCACGTCGGTTTGCCCCACTGCCCAGATCCAGGTGATCAACGTGGTCGCCCCGCACAGCTAAATCCAACTACGAACAAGGAGAAGACAAAATGGCCGGTTTTGTCGCAAGCGAGCAAGTCGAAGAACTCGCCTACGACTTTGGTGAGTACGGACCTACTGGAATGATCCCTGAGCCCTCCGCGGGTCAGATTCGTGATTTCCGGAAGGCTATCGCCGACATGCTGGAGGCTTCATTGCCCGAGGACGAGGAAGTGGAGAAGTCCAACCTCCCCGTACCAGCAGACGGTAGTACTCCCGTAGCCGAAGAGGAGGAGAGCCTAAGTCAGTGGAAGAAGGAGCGTAAGGCGCTCATCGAAGCCATTGGCCGTGACCGTACGGAAGAGTCCGAGAAGGCCCTCATGGCAGTTGCTGCCGTGTGCTCGGACAACCCGTCCTTCGACGTACTGAACGCTTTGCCTTGGAGGTTCCAACAAGCCTTCAGCGGTTGGCTGAGTGAGAAGTTACTGCTCCCAAAAACCTTGACGACCGCTACGACCACGTAAGTGGCGGCCGTACCGAACGGGTAATCCTTTATCTGGCCGCGAGATATCTCGGTCTGGATGAAGCTGGCTGGTCACGACAGCCTTGGTGGGTGCAGCGTGCATACATCGACGGCTTTGTTGAGGAGGAGTTGCTAGAGTTCCAGGGCTCAGGCGCTCCTCCTCAACCAAGGCCTGACGGTACGTTCGAGGTTCCTGCAACCGACCCGGTAATGGCTGGAGATGCAGCACTACGAAGGATGGGGCTTAGGGTGATCGATGGCGGCTGAGTTTGATGCAGGCCGTATCAAAGCACGTCTCGAGATGGACGTCGATCCCTTCGCTGCTGGCGCAAAGTACGCGAAAGAGGAAAAGACCAGGCTTGAGAAGCCCATCGATACAAAGATGGAGATCAAGCCTGATGAGGCCAGCATAGCTGCAGCCAAGGGTGTCTTGAAGGCACTCGAAGACGCTGGCATTATGATCGATGTCGGAGCTTCTGCGGACACGCTGTCTGCAGTTGAAGCACGACAAATCATGGTTGCAGCTACGGGAGCAGGCATCAACTTGCCATTTGAGGCGACAGCCGATCCTGCTTCCATTACAAAGGCACTCGCAATCAATCAATCGGTTGCCTCCGCCAACCCGATCACAGTCCCTGTGGACTACTCGCCTCTGTCCCAGTCGGCGCTGAAGCTGTTGGGGCAGGGCGAGCTCAGAGGCATAGCGCGTCGGTTCGGTGTTGAGGCAGGTCAAGAGTACAAGAAGGACCTAGTCTCCGCTATTGTCGGAGCGCAGAAGGATGCAGGCATGACGCCTATTTCCTTGCGCTCTAGCCCAGACATGGCGACTTTGCTGTCGTCACGTGAGGCATTGCAAGCAGCAGCCAAAGCGGACCCTATCCGCATTGCGCTACGGTTGGAGTCGGTGTCGAAGGGCACACTCGCAATGGCTGCGCAGCAAATGGGGTTCGGTGCACAAGACATCGGGGGTGCAGGAAGCAAGAGCGACCTCATCAGCCTAATGACTGGCGGCGCTCTTGGAGGCGCTATCGGTGGTGGTGGAGGCGATAGCGGAGGTACCGGAGTACTTGGAGGACGATCAGGAGCGCCTGCTGGAGGTGCCACGTCAGGTCTACTGGCGGCGGCTGCAGCAACCGGTCTTGGTGGTATTGCTTCAGGCTCTGGTGTTCTTCACCTTCTCTTGTCCGCAATCCCAATCGCTGTGTCTGGTATCGGTGCAGCACTCGGTGGTGGCCTACTTGGTGCAGGTGCACTAGGTGTTGGTGCAGTCGGTGCTGGTACAGACCTCGCAGGTATCGGCCAAGCACTTGGTGACATCAGGAAGGTGTCTACCAACCTGACGCAGATCCAAACCGCACAACAGAGTGCGGCTCAGGTTCAAGCTACGGTTGGACCACAGATCGCAGGTCAACAGGCGGCTGTTAACACTGCTAACCAACAAGTCGCCCAAGCAGCTGCAGCACGAAGTGCAGCCGTCACTACGTTCGGTGCAGCGAGTCCACAAGCGATTGCTGCTAACGTACAGTACCAACAAGCGCTTCAAGGTGCGAACGCCGCTACGAACCAGCTGCAGCAGTCGCAGAACCAACTTGCAAATGCAACGCAACAGGTGACGGCTGCTCAACAGGCCCTGAATACGACGCTCGCAGGCTTCGCTCCGGCAGCTCGTCCAGCTGTTCTTGCAGCAGCACAGCAGGCACAGACCTTCAAGGCACTGTTCGATCAGTACACGGGTACTGCTGAAGCTACTGGTGCGAACATTATCAACCAGCTTATCAAGACTGGTGAGCAGTTCCTACCCACGATTGGTAAGTTCGCAACCGAGAACATGAAGATCATCCAGACCGGCATTCAGCCGTTCCTTGGTTGGCTAAGCGGTGCTGGGCTCAAGATCTTTACTGACCTGGAACAGAAGTTCCAAAAGGAGCTTCCATACGGCGTTAACGCCTTAACGCAGGCATTTGAGTTCGTTGCGAAGACCATCGACTACGTGGCAGGTCGTTCTGGTAACTTCGTAAAGACTATCGACGACTTCATCATCAAGTGGAACGGTGTTGACTTCGGGCGCTGGACGAAGGAGATCGACCGCCTAATTGGTATGTGGCATGTCTGGACTGCCCTAGGCAAGGAAGTCTTCAGGGTTGTTCAGGACCTTCTGCATCTCGAAGCAGGTACAGGAACAGGTATCGTCCAGTACTTGACTCACGGGCTCGATGTACTGGACAAGTGGCTTCATACAGTTCAGGGCTCGTCATCGATCCACACTCTGTTCGAAGTGCATAAGGAACAGATCCTCGCTCTCTTGCAGTCGTTCGGAATTCTGATCTCGCAGGTTGGTCCTCCGCTAATCGGACTGCTGACCAGTATCGCAAGAAACAGTGCTCCACTTCTACCTGTCCTTGCAGAGGTTGTTTCGCCGTTCTTGATCGGACTTACAGATCTACTAACCGTGATCCTAAAGATCCCGGGTGTAGGCAACTTGCTGGCGCTATTCCTTGTAATCGAAGGCTTCAAACAGATCCCCTGGCTAGGCATTGGCAGCGGCTTCGGTCTTATCATTCGCCCTGTGGAAAGACTCATAGCCCTACCGATCGACGCCGTTGCCAGACGACTCGCTGTACTTGCTCTTAGTGTTCGTGGTATTGGCGACGCTTTGGCTGCTTCCGGCAACAAGGCCAAGGAAGGTTCGTTGTTGTCGAACCTCTTCGGTGCAAGTCAACAGTCCGCAGCTGGACGTACCGTCGTGGCTGATGCTGCGAAGACAGGCGAGGCGTCTGGAAGCGGATTCGCATCGACCTTCGTAGGTAGAGCAGGACCTATACTTAGCAAGGGTCTTAACGGTGCCTTGCTTGCTGGTGTAGGTACTGGACTAGGATACCTACTTGCAAAGTACACGGAGGGCGGTGCACAAGGCGCCCAGAAGACTGCAGGCACCATCTTGACATCGGCTGGAGGCGGACTACTAGGTCTTGCTGCAAGCGGCGCGACTGGTCCTGCTGCTCCGTTTGTAGCCCTTGCTGGCGCAGCCGTAGTTGCTGCAGGCGAGATTGTCTCACACTGGGGTACGGTTAAGGCCTTCTTGGTTAAGGCAGGTGAAGACATTCGAGGTGCGTGGGGCAGGGTGTTCGTCGACCTCGAGCATTGGTTTGGTGCAGATCCGGCTCAATGGGCAATGGATGCTGTGCGACTGGGTAAGGACTTCATCGACGGCTTCATTCATGGCCTCACGCACAACCCGATCACTGACGCCGTTGGGAAGATTGCACACGGCGTTGTTAGCGACTTCAAGAGCTTCTTCGGTATCTCCTCGCCTGCTGCAGCTACAATACCGGTCGGTACCTCAGTCATGGACGGTATCACGACTGGTCTTACGCAAGGGTCGAAGCTCACGATCACTGCAGCCGAGAACATCTCACAAGCCATTCAGGATGCCTTCAACAGTGTCGGTGGTATCAAGGCTGGTGATGCGAACATTAAGGGCCTTGCAGACTTCTTCGGTCAGTTGGCTCTCGTGTTCAAGCGCGTAGGCGATGCTAAGAACAACGCTGGCGGTGTTACTGCTGCAGGCATTTTCGAGATCAAGGCGACCTTGTACTCACTTGGAGGCTACCTCGGAGACCTGATCGGTGGCATGAACGCAGTGAACAGGATCTGGTCGAACCTCGCAGGCGTATCTGGTGCAACCGGTCCAGGCACTTCAGGCGACAAGGGTCTTCAGAATATCAACCGGTTCCTTACAAGTATTCAGGTTCTGTTCGACAGACTCAGTACTACCGCAATGACTGCAGGTGAAGTATCAGGAAGCAAGCTGTTCTACCTTGAGGCAACATTGTACAGTCTCGGGGCGGAGATACCGAAGCTTATCCAGGCCATGGTTGCAGTCGACAAGGACTGGGCAAACATTGGTGGCGTTACTGGAGTTACTGGCGCCGGTACCTCAGGCATTAAGGGTATCCAGAACTTCAACGCACTGCTCGGCGCGATCGATTACCTGTTTAACGGCCTGACGACCACCATTCGTACGTCGAAGCAGATCAGTGGACCTGGTATGTACCAACTCGAAGCAGAACTCTTCGCGCTTGCAACGAAGGACATACCCACTATTCTGAACATGATGGTCCTAGTTGACAAGGCTTGGAGCAATATCGCAGGCGTTACTGGTACTACTGGAGCAGGTACCTCCGGTATCAAGGGTATTCAGAACTTCAATGCACTGTTGGGTTCTCTGGACTACCTGTTCAACGACACTGCTACGACTATCAAGTCGGCAAGCAACGTCAAGGGTGGCGGCCTTGTCCAGATCACAGACGCGATCACTGCTATCGACCTAACGCTCCTGGCGTCGTTGAAGACTCTTGCAAGTGGTCCTAAGGGTGTAACACTTGGTTCAATAGCTGTCGGAGCAGCAGTTTCGACAGGTATTGCAGCAGGTGTTCTGCTTCACGAGAAGGACATTAGCGACTCGGTTCAGAAGGCAGTCCTCAATGCGCTTGGAGATACTGCGACCAGGATCCAAGCACGTTCGCCTTCAGAAGTTGCAGCACGCCTCCTAGGTGACCCGATTCCACAGGGTGTCGCGCTTGGGATTGGACGAAGCTCTCACCTTGTTAAGGCAGAGATGGACCGACTACTAAACATCACTCACTCGCCAGTGAACATTCCAGTGAACGCGCGAGTTGGTATTGGCGCTGGTGCGAACATCCACTACGCACCGAACGTTCAGGCTCCTGTCAGGATAATCAACGCGCAGGGCATGAGCCCAGACGAACTCGAGAAGGCAGTGTCGAAGGGCATCCAGAAGGGTGTTGCTGCAGGACACGAAGACCTTCATACCGCGATCGCAGCCGCAGGAGGCAGAACCAATTGACTACTCACTTCCTCGGCTACACAGCACCTCAAGCACTAGCAGGTACTACACCTACAGCACTAGGCTGGCCAGGTGCTTCAGCTGGTCCTTGGGACTTCACTTGGGTCATTCCTCCGAACTTGTTGAACGGTGCTGTCAAGTACGACGTGTTCGGCTCGCCTGGACAGAATATCCAACTAGGAAACGTTCCTTCACCAGTAGGTCTCGGCGCATACATTGAAGGATGGTACCCGTGCAAGTCTGGCGATACTCACCACGTGTACATAGCAGATGGCGGTCCAACTGGATACGCTACACGTGGGTATCACAAGGGTGGTCAAGGTGGTACCGGATACAACACGGGCGGGACAGGTGGCTTAGGAGGCGGCTCAAGCGCCGTATACGACGTCACGAACACGAAGGTCATTATTGAAGCTGCTGGCGGCGGTGGCGATGGTGGTTGGCCAGACAGTGCTCACACTAACAACCTCAGTGGTCAAGGCGGTGCTGCTGGCCTTGGAACAGGTATTCAGGGCGCGCCTGGAACTCCTGGTGGTGCTCTCCTACCAACGCTTACTAACCCCGCAGCGAACCCTGGACAGAATGCAGCTGGTACGGTTAGTGCTGCACCAA